AAAGAAACTGATTTAGCAATGCAAATAAACAATGAAACTTATGTTGATTATTTAGATAGACTAAAATTACTTGCAACAAGTTTGTTTACATGGGATGGACTTGATGAAATTGCTGGAACTGGTGCATCCAGATTCTTAGAATTATCACTTTATGATTTTGGAAGAGCATGTTTTATTAAGGATGATAAACTTGGCTATATGGCTTTAAGAGTAAATCCAAGTGACACATTAAATGTTTACCAATTACCAACAAAGGTTCAAGCATGGTCTATTGGCTATCAAAAAGAATATGATTTTGATGATGTTGTTTATATCATGAACAATGAACTTCAAATTCCAACAGCAAGAACCATTGGACAATTTGCATGGAGATTATATGAAACTGAAAGAACAATTGATGTTAACTTAATTGCACAAAAAACACCCGTGTTAATTGAGGGTGACACCAAAACAATCTTAACTTTAAAAAATGTTTATATGCAATATTCTGGAAATACTCCATTTATATTTGGAAATAAACAATTTGATATTTCAAACAAATTAAATGTGTTAAATACAAATGCTCCATATTTAATTGATAAGTTAGAATTACACAAACATGAAATATGGAACGAGTGTTTAACCTATCTTGGCATTGACAATGCAAACACTGATAAAAAAGAAAGATTAATTACTGATGAAGTTGAATCAAACAATGAAGTTATTAATTATTATTTAAATTGCTTTTACAAAACCAGGAAAAAAGCTTGTAATGAAATAAATCAAAAGTTCGGATTAAATATTGAATTAAAACTTAATAAAGAAATACTTGATTTATTAAAAACAAGTGAAGAAGAAATTCTTGATTATAACATGGAGGTGACTCCAGATGAGTAAATACACAATTACAATAAAAGAATTAATTAAAAATAATTTTGATTTTGAGTTAACGGATTACCCAATATTTGATGAATCATACAGAAATACTTTAAATCAAAATATATTAAATCATTATTATATGAGTGAAATTGGATTTGAAACAGCTCCATTATTTAGATTCTATCTAAAACAAAAATTAAATGAAATCATGCCATTTTATAATGTTCTTTATAATAAACAAAAAGATTTACTTGATAATATCACGGGAAATGTTGATTTAACTGAAACTCTTGAAAGAGTAACGGGAAATAATGCAACATCAACAAGTACATCTTCAAGTGATTCTTCTGGAGATTCAAAGAGTGTTTTCCTTGATACTCCACAAGGCAATGAATATAAAGGAACAATGGATGACACTCCATATGCAACAAATGTAACATTTGGAAAAAGTGGTGCAACAAGCAACATTGAAGATTCTTCAACATCCACTGGAAATGGTACTGAAAATTATATTAAAAAGATAGTTGGAAATAATGGAAAACTTTACAATGTTGAAGTACTAACAAAAATCAAAAACAATTTATTAAACATTGATATGTTAATAATCAATGAATTAAATGAATTATTTATGCAAATATTTTAAAAGGAGGGATGAAAATGAATAATTCAATAAAAATGTTAAGTCCATTTGTACTTTATTGCCAAAAGGTGATTCCACTTGCATTTGATGAATCAATGAGTTATTATGAGTGCTTATGTGCTCTTTATAGTTATTTAAAAGATACAGTTGTTCCAGCTGTAAATAATAATGCTGAAGCTCTTGAAGAAGTACAAAAGGCTATGACCGAATTAAAAGAATATGTTAACACATATTTTGAAAATTTAGATGTTCAAGAAGAAATTAATAATAAACTTGATGATATGGCTGAAAGTGGTCAACTAGCTGAAATTATAGCTCAATTTCTTGAAATGCAATTTATATATGGTTTTGACACAATTGCCGACATGAAAAGTGGTGACAGTTATGTTGAGGGCTCAATTATAAGAGTTCTTGGAAAAACATCATATAGCACTGGAGATGGTTCATATTATAGAGTTAGAGCTTTAACTTCTAGTGATGTTATTGATGAAGACAACATTGTTGCTTTAACTAATTTTCCAACATTAATTGCCGAAAAAATTCAAGATTATGCTATAAATCAAATACAAAATGAAATTGACGCAATTAAAGAAGATAATTATATAAATGTTAAATTAAATGGTGCAAAAGGTGACGGTGTTACTGATGATTATCAAATAATTCAAAATTTAATTACAAATAATCCTCATAAAACAATATTTTTCCCTGATAGTACATATTTAATTTCACAACCTTTAACAATTCAAACTGGTAATTCTCATCAAGTAAATTTATTACTTGGAAAAAATGCAATTCTAAAAACAAATTCAACAATAGATTCACTTGTAGAAGTAGGAACTGAAGAAGGTATATATGATAGACACAGTGAAGGCTCTATTGTTACAATAGAGGGTGGATTATTTGATTGTGAAAATACAACTCAAGGAATACTTCTTACAGCTAATCAAAAACAAACACATATTAAAGACGTTACTTTATATAATGTTAATACTTATGGTATTTATGTTGATAGAGGAATTAATATAAGTAATTCAAGTGACGCTCTAATTGAAAATGTATCAATTAACGGCAAAGGATCTGATATTGGAGGTACAGGAATTTATTTTTACGGTATTGACAATAAATTAATTAATTCACGTATCAATAACGTACAAATAGGTATTCAAATGGACGGTGGTAATGTTATTGAAAATGTACATATACTTGGCTCATATTCAGTACAAACACCTACAACAGCTTCTTATGAAGCAACAGTTGGATTTAAAATTAATGGTGACGGTGTAACTACAATTAACAATAGTTATGCTGATACAATGGCTACAGCTTTTGAAATTGGAAGAGGTGCAATTGTATATGTAGATAATACACTAGTACACTATTGGTATGTAGACAATTCAGCTAATATTAATATATTCAAATTTACAAGTGGATATGTTAAAACATGGAGCTTATACGCTAGTAATTTATGGATTGATTGTCCAAATTCTTCAAATTTAAAAGGTATAAATATAACTCAAACAGGTGTAAATTATATCAATTTCTTCCCTGTTTATGACAACATACATTTATCACATATAAATATTACAAATCCAAATTATTTACCAAATGATGATCCATTAACATGTTTGTCTTTATATTTAGAAAATTCTTTTACAACGCATGATCCTTGGACACAAACTATATCAGCAAATTCATATTATCCAGTTGCTTTATTAAAAGACGGAGAATATCATTTTGAATATAGAAATGCTAACGACCAAATAGTTGACGTAAAAATTAATATCACTAATAATCCAACAATACAAATAACTAATATAATATCAAATTCACATGTAAATGAATATTCACTAGCAATATGTAATGCATATCAGGATAGTGCTGGAATATGGACAGCTTATTTATGTTTTAAAACAACGTCAAATAGTACTTCATTAAATCCTTCATTTACAAGCATAGGTGGTTGGAATCAACAAATTTACACACATAGAGATTTTTACAACAACACAGCTTTAATATCACCAACAGTTAATGCTGAAGATACATTTAATTAATTTAAGAGTGGACTTATCCACTCTTTTATGTTATTATATTAATGTAACAGTTATTTGTTACGTGTCTAGAAAAGCTAAAAAGGAATCAGTATTGATTCTTTTTTGGCTTTATGGTATAATATTATTGGGTGAATCCATAAAAGATAAACCCTTGCTTTCATAAGATAAGAACTATATTATTCAAAATAAAATAAACAACTCCAACAAATCCATGTGAAGAACATGTGGCAGTTGTTAATCATGTGATAGTGTGTTTTATTATAATATGGATTCTTGTCTTTTTGTTTGAGGTGATTTAATGAAAAATGATATATTCTGGAATATTAATAAATTATTTTCTTTTAATGCTCTTTTAAATTTTGTTATTGGTGAAAGAGGAGTTGGAAAAAGCTATGGTTCAAAATTATATGTTGCAAATAAGTTTATTAAAAAAGGTGAACAATTTGTTTATATAAGAAGATATAAAACTGAACTTAAAGAAGCAATGATGAAAAACTCCACACCAATATTTTTTGAACAAATTGCAAATGATGAAAAAATGCAAGGGCACAAATTTTATAATACAAAAGACACAATTTATATTGATGGAAAAATATGTGGTTATGCCATACCACTTTCAATTGCTAACATTTTAAAATCATCAACCTATGAAAAAGTAACAACAATTATATTTGATGAATTCATAATTGATAAAGGCAATTATCATTATTTACAAAATGAAGTTATTCAATTTCTTGATGTTATTGAAACAGTTGCCAGATTAAGAGATATAAAAGTTCTACTTCTTGGAAATGCTATTTCAATTACAAATCCATATTTTGCATTTTTTGATTTATCTTTACCATATAACAGCGAATTTAAAACTTTCAAAGATGGATTAATAGTTGTTAATTATATTAAAAATCTAGCTTATAGAGAAGTAAAGAAAAACACCAGATTTGGTAAATTAATAAGTGATACTGAATATGGCAAATATGCAATTGATAATGAATTCTTAAGAGATTCAAAATATTTCATTAAAAAGAAAACTAAAAACAGCAAGTTCTTTTTTATAATGAAACTTGCTGGAAAAGATTTTGGAATCTGGATTGATTACACAACCAATTCCATCTTTATTTCATATGATTTTGACCCTCTATGCCCCATTTTAATCACAATTAATCCAAATGACCATAATGAACATACATTGCTGTTAAAGATAAGAAATAACAGTTTTTTCAAGAATTTAATTGAACATTATAGACAAGGACTTCTATATTTTGAGAATCAACAAATAAAAAATATTGTTCTAGAATATATAAGCAAATATTTAACATACTAAAAGA